GTGCCCTGTATGTGGCAGGTCGTCGCCGTGGATTCATAGATCCTGAAATGCCCAGCCGTTCCGGTGCCATCTGCGGAGGTGTCTTCCCATGTGCCAGAGAGCGCCTTAGTGCCACCGGACGCAGCCGCCATCCAATCGGACGGCAAGGTCAGATCAGCAAGCAGCGTGCCACTGTCGGCCGTGGCGCAGTCTGCCGGTGGCGAACCCGTGAAGATCTTCATGCGAGCCGACGTGGAAATGGTGCTTTCAACGACATCCAAGCGCGCATTGCGCACCGGAACAGAGTATTGCAGAGCCATGTCAATTTATCCTAGTTGATTGCGTTAGACGCGGGCTGTTCATCGACTTCGACCATCATTCCGCCAATGATTTTCCCATCGGGTCCACGTTCGATCTGCAAACGCTTTGCCTTGGGTTTCTTCTTTGCCGGTGCGGCTTCGCCATCATCGGAAAGAATCTCGATGCCCTTGGCCTGAACGTCCATGCGTTTAATGGCCATATCCATTTTCTTGAGTTCGCCGTCCATCTGCTTGAGCTGCAGATCGGCTTGTGCGCGCTGCTGATCTGCTTCAGCCTTGAGCTTTTCACGCTCAATGGCAGGGTCTGGGGGAGGCTCTTGCGGCTGTTGTGCGGCCTGTTCCAGAGCCATGCGGGCTTCATCAATGGCATCTTCCATTGACCGGCCAGCCTTAAAGCCGCGAACGCCAAACGTCAGCATTTCGAGGCCGAGCTTCATCATCGGCGGGCCACCGGCTTGCGCAACCTGCATCCAATTGCTGACGAACTGTGAGATCGCCGACAGAAGCTCGACGCGGTCAGACTTCTCTTGCTGGGCATCCTCGAACACCGTCGAATCAGACTCGATGTCGATCACGTAGGAGCGCAGCTTGTCGTTCCTCAGCGTGTCCATGATGTCGTCGATGGTCAGCGGCATCTCTTGCGGCGGCTGGAACGGTTGGCCCGTCTGCATCGCCTGCATCTGCGCCTGCATCATCTGCTGCTGCACCTCGGCCCGTGTCGGCAGCTTGATGCCGGTCATGTCCATGAGCACGTTGGGCTCAAAATGCTCGGCCATCAGTTCCGCCATGATGCGCAGGCTATCGCGCACCCAACGCTGAATGTCCTGCTGCATGTCCTTGACACGCACGGAGCCCATGCTGGCCTTGATTTGCTGCGCCGTGGCCGTCTCGCTGGCCTGGCTCGATCCGCGCATGATGTCGGAGATGCCAGTGACTTCATAGATCGTTTGCACCAGAAGATCGCGGGCCTGGTAGGCCGCCATCAAAGGTTGCGCAAACTGCTGCGGATCTTCCGTCTGGAAGGCGCCCTTCAAGCCCCCGCCCTGCAGAAACGCGGACCAATTATCAATCGGAATGAAGACGTTGTCGCCAGCCCTGGCGAGCTGCTTCAGTTCCTTGATCGAGGCATCATAAGCGCCACGCCGTTTCAGTTCGCGCGTCAGTTTGCTGATGCGGTCGGTGGTTTCGTCCAGATCGTCTGCCTGATCCTCATAGCTGACGATTTGCGAACGCGGAATGTAGGTGTCGTTGGTGCGGATCGCCTGGACCGGCTCGGCCATCGGCCAGAAGTTCTCAAGCTGATAGGGATCGTCATCGCTCCGCAAGATCTGCGGATAGCCCTTGACCACCCATAGCCTTTGCTTTGTCGTCTTGTTCCAGATCTCCCAGACCTCGGCGCGCTTGACCTCGTCAGGCACGTGATCCTTAGCCTGGACGCCGTCCGGCACCCAATCGAGCGGCACCGCGTCCACGTTGACATCGGGGAAGTGCTTTTCGATGTCGTCCTTGCTCATCAACTTGCGGAACGCCATCCACCACATCTCGGACCAGCTCTGGCACGGGGAATGCAGCCAGTCCTTGTAATAGACGTGTTCCACGTTCAACTTTTGATCGGTGATGTATTCCTGCCCGTCCTCGTCATTCTGTCCCATCTCGGGCTCGTAGCAGACCTTGACGATGCCACGGCCGACCAAGGCCAGATCGAGGACGCCAGCCTTGAACTGCTTCTCATGCGTCGTGGTGTCGATGGAGTAGCTCAACGCCCGCTCCGTCATGTCGGCAATCATGCGGGCTCTCTTGTCCGCTCCCTGCGTCCACCGCTGGCGCACGTCAGGCCGAGCAGCGCGCGCATAAAGCGTCGAGCGAATGACTTCCGTGTTCGAGTAAACGATGTTGAACCGCTTGCCGCGCCAAGACTTCTTGCCCTGTGTACTGCGCTCGCTCTTGTAGCGTTCCTCAAACTTCTTGCCGTCATCCCAGAAATCGCGATGGTCTTTCTCGGCTATACTCAGCTGTTGCTGCCAGAACGCGGAAGGCGCAGGCGTGCCGGGAGCGGCCTTGTCGTCGCCGTCGTCCATGTCTTCGCGCTCAGTGTCCATAAGTCTCTTGCTCTTCCAGCAGTTCGTCTAATGTTCTCGGCCGGTGCAGTTCGGCCATGATGTTCTTTGGCTTCGGCTCCGGCCGCAGTTCGCGCCAGGCCATGGCCGCATAGCGAAAGGCGTCCGCAGAGTGCGAGCACCAATCGTGTTTCGGCGTATTCTTGAAGGTTTTCAGCTTGTCGTCGTAATCGGATCTGTACTGACGCAGCGCTTCCAGCCCGTAGCGGCACTTGACCTCGTCGAACCAAAAGCGGGTAAAATTGACCCTGCAGGCGTTGATGCCGTCCTCGATCTTGTGGTTTGGCACCAAACGCGGCTTGCAACCCAACTCTTTCAGTGTCTCGACACGTGTGCGCCCGGTGCCCAACTCCCTAACCTTGGCATCGTGCGGCACCCAATCATCGGCGTACTTGTACGGCTTGGCCTTACACACCGCCACGTAATGGGCCAGCGGCTGATTGTGCGACTCGTAATGATCGATAAAGCGCACTTCATTGCCGGCCACCTGGAAAAACCAGATCGCGGTGCTGTCGCCTATGCCCAGATCCCACGCTGTATAGACGGGCAGAGATGTTTCATGTGAAACATCGCAGATGCGGCCGGCCGCCTCGGCGGCCTTGATCTCCTTGCCGTAATAGGCGCCGAGAATGGCTGCCTCGAAGCTGCATTCCAGCTCTTGCTCGTATTGCTCGGGCGTGAGCATCGCCCTTAGATCATCCAACTCTGATTGCTTAACAAGCCCGGTTTCCGAGGCTTTCATCATGGCCCGGAACCAATCCGCGCCCTTTGATCCTTCCCAGATCGACCAAAAGCTGTTTCTTCCCTTGGGCGTACCGATAAACGTTGCCCATCCGGCTCGGTCTGCTAGTGCGGGCCGAATGACTTCTGGCCAGGCGCGGGGGTCCATGTCTGCAGGCTCATCAAGGACCACGCCGTCAAGGTATAGGCCGCGCATTCTGTCGTAATTGTCCGCACCGTACAGGCGGACCCGTCCTCCGTTGGGGTAATCAACACGCAGTTCGCTTTCATTAATGACAATCCCAGGAATGGGGGCGCTGTAAAATTTAAGGTAGCTCCAAGCCACGTCCTTGGCCTGCGCATAGTAGGGCGCGATGTACGCAAATCGCGGCTCCTTACTCTCGCACGTCAGAGCACCCTTGATTAGGTCGTTGATACAGGCAACGGTTTTGCCGGCGCGACGATGGGCGACAATGCAGGCCCAACGCTCGGAACGATTGTGATAAGCAACAAACTGGCTACGCGGCTTGTATGGAATAGTAACGTAGACCTCTTCTACTTCTCCCATCCAACCTTGACCCGCGTTTCAAGAGGCTTTTCACCGCCTTCTAGAGTCGTTGTCTGTAGATCTGGCAAGTATTTCTTAATCAATGCAACGCCTGCTTGGATCTGTGTTGCTGACATCTCTCTTTTACCCTCGACGTGCTCAAGCAAGTATTTGAGGATTTGAGAGTTTGCGATTTTAGTCCGGTGTTCATTGGACATGACATAGCCCTTGGTCCTGCCCCGGCCTCTTTTCTCAGCCATCTCAACACAGTTGGCTTTGCAACTGCCTCCTATAATGTCCCATTCGCCCATGCGAGCATGATCACACCGAACCAAGCAAAGCCGAGGGTGATCATGATACTCAGCGCTGCCTTGATCATGTTGATGCCTGTGTTCATGCTGGCAACCTTGACAGTCGTTCAGTTAACACGGCTTCGGTGATGGCTTCAATATCGCGCTCACCAAGCAGGATCTCTGAGATGTATCCGCTGATCGCGTCCTTGACGGCGATGTTGTAGACGCCATCCACGCCGGGGATACATTCAATGGAGAGGTAGCCGGAATCGTCGGCGGTTTCTATTTCGATGAGTCTCATTTCTTGCCGGGCCTCGGTTTGCCGGGTTTGGGTTTGCACGCCATCAGGCTTTTGCCTCCAGTTTTGTAGCTGGCCGGCAGGACCAGCGGTGGACCTTCCAATTGTTATGTTCCATCTGCCACTTGCTGGCATGGTATTGGCCGTTATGGGCGCATGCCCAGACGGGCAGTTCGCCAGGGGTGGCAATGTACGTCTCTTTGATCGTCTTGCATTGGGCGCCGTGAAGGATCGAGCAGGCCACAATGACAAGTTCAATCATGTGCGCCCCAAGGCATAAGCAAGGGCGGCTATGGTCAGAGCTGTGCCTTGATCCCATCCCGGTGCGCGGAAGTTGATGCCGACACCAAATAGCTTTGCTGCCGCTTCGACCAACATTGCCGATACAATCAGGAGCAGCGCCAGCGCTCCGGCCTTCTTGATCCACGTGGTCAGAAGGGTGATGGCTTGGTCCGCGTTCATGAGTCGGCTGTCCACATAATTAATTGCCATGGCCACAAGTGAACTCACCCGAAGCGTTAATATTCGCTTCGTAGCGTTCAAGTCTTGTTCATTGCCGGGGGGTTATGTTTGGCGCGTTGTTGAGTGAGTGGCGTTTTTCAGGTTCAGCGTAGATGTTGCGTAGCACATCAACAGCGGGAGCCTTTCGAGTCAGTAGGCTCCCGCCATTATTTTGGTTTGGGAACCTATACCGTTCTCGCAAAACGCCGAACGTACCTTTTTGTGACTGATTTGGTGGACGAGTGCAAGCTTCTAATGCCGCTTGCCCACCCATGAGAATAACTGCCTCACGAGACGAGCCGGCGAACGCCGCCGGCCCTGATAGTCTACCCGATTTGACGGGCCTGCGTCATTTGTCATCTAGTTGGAGGATGAAGCGCTAGACCCCACAGCTTGACGAGCTGATCCATGCCTTGCTGCATCTCGCGGCGGGCATAGTGGCGGGCCTTCTTGGCGTTGGTAATTTTCAGAATGAATTGTCCGAGCTTGTCGAGCCGCTCACATCCATCCAGCGCTTTTTCCAAGAGGCGCCATGTTTCGCCACGTATGGCTTTGCGGACCTCTACAATCTTGTCGGAGTGATAGGTTTGAGCCGGCACACCGTCGAGATCGCGCAGCTCGTTGGTGAAGTCCTCGACGGTACGGACATCGCGGCCCAATGAGCCCTCGTAATGTTTGCGCAACTTGAGCGCGGCGGTGTATTGGGCTTGATCCAGGTCACCGCGATTGTAGCTCAGATCAAACAGGTCAAGGCCGCGATGATAGCGGCGTTTGGTCTTCTGATCATACTGTGGAGGAAGGACGAAGCCGTGATTGAGACGTTCAATTGTGGGGGAGATGGTCATCGTTTGGTGTCTCCAAGAAGCTGACGCAGCACTTCAATCGAGACGCGGGCCTGAGTGGCCCCGGTGACCTGCGCGAGGCTGATCACCTCGCGCAGGTATGCTCTTTGCCTAAGCGTCAAAACTTGAATCCGACCCGGACCTTGCCCGAATGCTCGGAGACATCGACGTTGATACCCTCGACCTTTTCGCCGGCATCGAGGCCGGCCAGATATTCCAATCCGGCAAACCATCCATTGCCGAGCAGGACTTCAACGCCGCCGCCGAGCACCCAGCCGTTCGTATCAACATCGCTGATGTCGAATTCTGGATTTGGATCGAGCTTAGCCCAGCGATAACCGCCGAGCACGTACGCCATCCATGGGCCAGGAGCCCAACCGAGCCGCGCGCCAACGAGCCATGAGTTTTTCACGTCCGCCAGATTTTCCCCGAAGGCGTTATAGCCCACATCGGACACCTCATAGCGGCCGAGCACGCCCACGACGACGTGAGAGCCCTTGATGGCGAGATCATAACCGGCCCCGACGTGGCCGACATAGCTTGTGTCACCGAACGAGATGCTTTCGCCCATGGAGGCTTCCAGCGTGCCGGCCGACAGGCCGAACCCGCCTTCGACATAAAGCCCCTCCCACGGATTTTTAGCAGCCGGCTCGGACGCCTCGGCCGCTGGAATGATAGGCGGTGCAATGCCCTCGGCATGAGCAACCGCGCCATAGATTGCAACAGCGGCAACGACCGCAAGAACGTGTTTGATTCT